ATCGGCTTTGAAAAATTTTTTTTTGAAAAATCGTTTTCGTTTTTTTTAGATAAAAACTTGTTTTTATCTTTTTTTAAATCTTTGTCTTTGTCTTTGTCTAAGTCTTTATAATAGTTACCATTTGCGTTACCATTTGCGTTACCATTTGCGTCCGTATTATGGACACAAAACGCATTTATTTGGTAAATTCCCGATAGGTTTCCGCTCCTGTTTTTGTAGTTTATAAGTCCTTTTTGTACAAGCACGTTTCTACCTTTAAAAAGTTCTGAGCGTTTAAATCCAGTTTTGAATTCTAACACCGATATAGCTACCGTAAATTCGGGTGCCCAATTAGTCTTATTGTTTATGTGCATAAGTGCATACCATAAAGCAATCGCTGATTTAGGTAATGAATTTATTTCGAGCCAATCATAGAACCTGTTTATTTCTGATATATACTTCATTTTGTTGTTTTTTAACCAAACCCTTACCAACTTGGTAACCATATGGCTTTGGGGATTTTTTCGGTTTAAAACGCTCTTAGACGTTTAAGGTTCAAGTTTCTGACGTTCTGCCTTTACGTATCCTGACCATTGTGTTTTTCGATACCTTACTTATTAATTGTGTTCGTCGACTAACACATAATGTAGTAATGGTGTCGTTTTTTACTTTTAAATAAAGTTTTGATGCTACGGCGGTTTTTTGATTCGTTGTATCATTTTTTTTGTTCCCACTCCTTATAATAAAGGTGTAGGTTGCTTTGGTTTTTTTCGGACACTATATCATTGTACCACTTCCAAATAACCTCTTCGGGTAGGTCGTTGTCTATATCATAGATAATATTGTTTATGTCGAAATAATAATCACCTACATTGATTATGCCCATTAAATCATTTCTTATAGCATCGATGTCTTCCCATTCTAATTCGTGTTTTTTACAGAATTTTTTAAGGTATTTTTTGAGTACCTTGTTTAGTTTTTTCCGTAAGGGCGTTTTAGTCGGATGTTTTGGAAATGGTGCTATCATAATTCTTAATTTTTAAATTAGTTGGTTGTTCTTCTGCGAATGCCTCAAGGTATAAGTGCAAGAAGTTGTTAAAAGATTTTCGTTTAGCCTCGAACCATTTATCGGAATGTATTTGTCGGGGCTGGGCAGGGCTAGATGGCATAGCGAATTTTCGTGCGAAAACGCTACCCTGAAAAGCCCCCGCCCATTCGTCTCTTATTCGTTCTTCTTTGGCTAAAAGTAAACCGTAATCTACGCCGTATTCGAAAATTGTAAATAGTTCTTTTGATTTCATTTTTTATATTTGTTTTTTATTTTAATTAGCTGATTTAATAATAATTTTCAACTTTCAATTCTCAATTTTCAACTAAATTAAAAGCCGTTTCCAAAATTTCGACCGCCTTTTGGTTTTGTTCCGAGTCGGCTTGCGGTTCTTCCGTCTGTACATTATCCACGTAAACCATCTGATTATCGGCAGTAAAAACGGCCTGGTCGGATTGTACCGCCTTTTGGATTTGTTCCACCGACATCGGAGCGTAGCTACTCAATAATAGTTTAAGTACCGTTTTTTTGGCCATGGCATCGAAATTGTCTTTCCAAATGCCAAAACCCCGTCTGTAGGTTTGTGAATACTTTTGGGCGTGAGCCGCTATTTCTTCCATCGTCCAAAACGAAGTCTTTTCAAAGCCGTTTAGCAAACGTATAAACGCCACGTAACCGATAGTTGTAGCGTTTTCTCGGTCGGTTTGCAGTTTTTTAAATTGCATTTCGCCCGACAAAAAATCCTCGTCTATCAGTTCGCCCGCTTTCACGTCTCGAACGTTGATCGTTTTAAATTGTCCGCTACGGATTGCCAGCTGAATAAAGCCTTTGTAACCGATTTGGAATTGTGCGTTGGTTACGCCCGATTTGTTGTCCCGAAACGGAATGACGTAGGCAAACCCCAGGTTCGGGTCGAGCGGTAAATCGAGCGTAGTAGCTTTCATAGCCGCATACATCACCGATACGGGCTCGCATTGTTGCAAGGCTTGGCTGTTGGCAACCAAAGTGGTTACGTTGGCTATGAAACTTTGCTTTTTTTCACCCAAAGCGTCCTGTATATGGGCTTGTGTTTTGGGATGGGCAAGGGTCTGATTGAATTTTTGTAATGTGCTCATTTTTTTAAATTTTAAATTAGTATATACGATTTTCTAGTTTGTTTTTATAATATTTGCATATGGATAGAATAATACCTATGTTCTGATTCGTGGTTTGCTTATTTTCTTTTTTGGCTTTCGTCTTTTGTAACAAAAACCGAAACCCCATCCCAAAAAAAGAAATTCAAACGATTGGATTAGCGTAGCGGTACAAGTGATTTTTAAATAATCATAAAAATCAACTCTCGTTAAGAAGCAAAAAACACTTATTACGAAAGAAACTAAAAGCCATAATATTAAATTAGACACAATAAATCTTTTCATTTTTTTATATATTTTTGATTTTTAAAATTTTGTTTGTCGGTTTTGGTTATTTGTTTGCTTCGTTGTGTTTTTATTGTATTTTTCGTCAAGAAATTCATTAACTAAACCTAGTAGGAGTGCTAATTCACCACACATTCCAAACCAAACTACCGAAATAGGAGGCATTATGTGCATAAAATAAGAGAAATCGTTTTTATTTATCCAGCAAAGAAATCCTACCAATGCCGTTATAACACACCATATCATTACACTTATTATTATCCATTTTTTTAAATTACTCATATAACTTTTAATTTTCAACTTTCAATTTTCAACTCTCCATTTTTAATTAGTATATATCCTTTTCGTTCTTGTGTTTTGGTATATTTTTCGAGTAAATCGGGGAGGTCTTTTGCAAAGGCTTGTTTGTCAAAAACCACCGTGGTGGTCGGTGCAACATAGGTAAGGTGCAAAAAATCCGATTTTATCGCCTTTATGCCTTGCTCCTGCATTAGCGGTAACATTCGCTCTTTGAACCTTGCTATTTGCTCCTCGGCGTGTTTTATGATTTGATACCAATCCCGTACTTCTTGTATTTTTTCTTGAAGTGGTGCGGGCAAATTCTCGGCGTACAGCTCTTCTTGTTTCTCGTATTCAAAGCCGTTTTTTATGGCTTCGGATAGGATTTCGAGACCTTTAGAAAAGTCGGTTTTGTTTACTAAGTCGGCGTCTAATATGGTGTTTATCGTCAAGTTTTCGGCCTTGAAATTCTCGTAATCCGAAACGTGGTAATGAGCCAGCATCAAAACGGGTTGTTTGCCGAGTCTTTCGGCTTTTTCGCGTAGTAACATTTCGTGCCAGTAGAGTTGCTCTTTATAGTCGTATAGTGTTTGGGTGGTGTTTTTTTTAGTCGCTTTGCATTCTATCCAGATCAATTTTCGGTCGGTTTCTACCTCAAAATCGATGTGATTGAACACGGCAAAACCATATTTTTCGGTTAGCCGTTCCGACTGGTAAAACGGATTGCTCCTCGCCTTGGGGTATTTTTGCAACACTATAGTATATATATGTGTCTCGATTTGGTTGCCAAACTCGGTGGCTCGGGTCGAAAATTGCCGTTTTTGGTCTTTGCCGAGCAGAATAGCGAGTCGTTGTTTATCGGGGTCGGAAAGCGTTTGGGTGCGTCCGACTTTGGCGACCATTTTGGCGTCCGAGCTACCCAGCCCGATGCTTCTTTTTTCGATGATTTCGTTTTTTGTAGCGTTCATTTTATTTAATTGAAAGTTGAAAATTGAATCTATTTTTTTTCAGGTTTAAAAGTCTCCTTTTGTAAAACCTCTTCTTTGTAAAGCCCCTGATTTGGAGGGGTTGGGGAGGCATCCAAAATTTTGCCGAGTTGGTGGATTTGAACGTTTATTTTTGCGGTTTCCTTTAGGATTAAATCCCTTGTGAGCGGGCTAATACCTAAGTGAAAATCCCGCTCTAATTGTTCTTTTTGGTTTCGCAGTTCTACAAACCTCTGGTTTATCAAGTCGATGCGTTCGCTGTCGGATTTTGTAATTCGGTAGATAGTGTTTTTTTTGCCCGTGTGCAGGTTGGTTTTGCTTCCTGCTTCCACGATTAGGAAATAATTTTTTAGCTCAGTGATACGTCCGACTACTTCATTTATCGGAATATGATAGTTGTCCGAAATTTCTAAAGCGGTACAAGGCTCACACTGGCTTATAAAGGCATAGATCCGTTGGCGTTTTTGCGGTAACTTTTCGGTTATCGAAAAGTAGGCTCGGTTGCGGTTAGCCTCCCCAACCCCTCCAAAGGAGGGGCTTTTTGTAGAAGAGGTGCTTACTTGTGTGGTGAGTATTGCCGTGCCTGTTTTGTGATGATACTTATTCATAATTTTAATGGATTTGTCGGATTAGTAAAAAATTACCTTTTTTGGTTAGCTCGTAATAGCGACTCGGTTTTTTCTTTCGGAAAAAAGCCCCACCTAACCTCCCCAAAAGGGAGGGACTTTTTGGTGGTTCTTGCTCTTCGGTTTTGACGATTTTAAAAAACGCACTCATCAGTTCTTTTTCTTCCCAAGTCCAGTGGCCGGATCGCTTGTCGTTGACAAGCCAATAGCCGTTTTTAAGTTCGATGTACGCTTTCATATTATTTAATTGAAAGTTGAGAATGGAGAATGGAGAGTGGAGCGTTACAATCATTCTCCATTCTCCACTCTCCATTCTCCATTAAATAGTCGTTTGTTTTTTGGGTTTCTCGTTCTACAACGATTTGCATCATCTTTAAACAATCTGATTTTTTAGTAACAAGGCGGTGTATTTTTATTTGTTTCTTGTTTATGTCTTTTTGTCTTTGGCTTTCGGTGGAAAAAATAGTATAGTACGTGCTTGTTTTTATGTCTTCGATAGCACTTTGCGTGGACTTGATATACTTGTCTATCGCTTTGATTTTTTTGTAAATGGCTTTCATATTTTTTGTTTCTATGTTTATAAATCCCCTTTGGGGGTTTGGGGGCTTTTTAATTGAGTTGTCTATATCTGTTTTGGTGTAATCGATTGTTTATTTCGTTGGATAAATTGGTTAATTCTTGGCTATTTTGCCCTATGATTTGCACCAGTATTTCTTCATAAAAAAAGTCGTATTCATCTTCGTCCGGCGGTTCGTAATAATTAGTATATCTGTTTCTTTGATAAGTGCAACGGCTATAAATTTCGTAGTTGATAGAACCGATTATATCGCCGTTGTGTTCGAGTTCGGTCTCGGCGTTTATGGTTTCTTCTTCATCGCCCTCGAACTGGTAGTAGGCTCGCTCGGTAACGCAATCTATAGCCGAACCGACTATACCTTTGATTATTTGCTCCCTGTTGAATTTTTTGTTTACTTTTGTTGTCATAGTTTTAAAATAATTAACATTAGACTACCCTCGGTTGGGGGGTGGTCTTTTTTATGGTTTTGGTTCAATTACTTCTTGGGTGAGTTCTAACGATTTTAATTCTTGTTGTTTTACGATTTGGACAAATAGTTCTACAACCCTTTTTTGCTTGTCTATCGGTATGGCACCGCTCGAAATCCACGTCTGACGGACAAATGCCGTGTTGATTAAATCAAATTCCGATTTTAGTAGTTCTACCGCTTCTCTTTTGGTCTCGGGTAGCATACGCTCCCATAGTTGTTTGATATTTGAAATCATTTTTTACCTTTGTTATTATTATGGTGCAAAGATAATTACTATTTTCTAAACCGCAAAATTTTTTATTACTTTTTTCTAATATTTTTTATGTCTACAATCAAAAACATATATAAATTTATTGATTATAAAGGGGTTAGCGTTAATGAATTTAGTAAAAAAGTTTTGGTTTCCAATGGATATTTTGCAAAACAAAGAGGAAGTAACGGAGCAATAAGCAGTAATATACTTGAGAAAATAGTAATTGAATATAGCGACATCAACCCCGACTGGTTATTAACGGGTCGCGGTGAGATGTTGCGTGAAAATGCAAAAAAAGAGGTTAAAGAACCCGTTTCGGTGGAAAAAAACACCGATTGCGAAAAAAAACTAACCGAAAAAGAGCAACAAATAACCAAACTATTAGACCAACTAAGCGAGAGCCAAAAACAGGTGAGTAAGTTGCTAGAGCAACAGGAAAAGCTATTAAGTAGGTTGTAGGAAATAAAATAGAGAATTGTTTGCAGGTAACAAAATTGTTACTTATCTTTGCACTATGAAATCAGATGACTTAAAACGACTAATAGAAAAAGACGGCTGGAAATTAGAACGGATAAAAGGTAGTCATTATCATTTTAAACATCCGACAAAAAAAGGATTAGTAACTATTCCACACCCTAAAAAAGATTTACCCAGGGGAACTATTAGCTCCATTTTTAAGCAGGCTGGTCTAAAACAAAATAACTATGAATAAAATTGTTGTATATGTAGAAAAAGCCAACGATGGCACGTACTGGGGGACTTCGCAAAACTACGAAGGTATTGTTTCCACCTTTGGAAACACTTTTGAGGAACTAAAAAGCAATTTTGAACAAGCTTTTTTAGATAATCTTACCATTGCCAAAGAAATCGGAGAGACATACGCTGGAAAATACGACAACGTTTCTTTTGATTATAAAATGGATTTGTCGTCTTTTTTTAATCTATTTAAAGAGGTAAGCATTCAGGCAATAGCCGAAAAATCGAGTTTAAATCCATCTTTAGTTAGACAATATAAAAACGGAATAAAAACCGCCTCAGTCGAGCAAACTCAAAAAATAGAACACGCCGTGCATCAACTTGGCGAAGAATTGCTTTGTGTTAAATTTTGATTTTGTAATCTAATAGAAATCATAAGTAACAAATTAAAATAAAAAGATATGAAAGCAGGAACGTTAGAAGTTTATAAAATATTCAGCGGTATTTTAGACGAAAAAAAAGCGGAAAAGGTTGTAGAATACATAGAAAGCGTAAACGAAACCGAAATAGTTTCGCACATAGAACAAAAGATAGAAAATATGGCTACTAAAACCGATTTGGCAAACGCAAAGGCGGAAATGATAAAATGGATGTTTATTTTTTGGATAACGCAAACGGTAACGATTTTGGGGGTACTCGCTTATTTTTTGAAGACGTAACACCTAAGCAACTATCCGAAAGCCAAAAGCAGGTTAGTAATCTAATAGAAATCATAAGTAATAAGTTAAAATAAAGAAAAGCAACTAAAATAGTCGCACAATTGAAAGTAATTATTTACCTTTGTCAAAAAAGGAATTGGGAAGAAAGGATAAGTTATTGCTACGATTTTTGAGTCAACCGAGAGATTTTACGTTTGATGAATTGGTAAAACTATTAAATGATTTCGGGTTTTACGAAGTTAATACGGGAAAAACAAGCGGTTCGAGAGTGCGTTTCAAAAACGATAATCATCCGCTGAGCATAATAAAATTCCATAAACCACATCCACAAAACATAATAAAATCATACGTTTTAGATAACATAAAAACAACCTTAGAAGAATGTAACTTACTGTAAGCAATAAAAAATGAAACAGATAAACGATAAAATATTAGAACACAAGGGCTATTACGGAAGTATAGAATACGACTTAGGGAGCAAAATGTTATACGGAAAACTATTAGGTATTAAAGGTGTTTACATATACGAAGGGAAAACTTTAGAAGAATTAGAAACCGACTTTATACAATTTGTAGAAGATTATTTATACGACTGTCAACAAGATGGCGTAAAACCGCAAAAACCAAATTTAGGGACATTTAACGTAAGAATAGGAGCAGAACTGCATTTTAGAGCGTCTGACAAAGCCAAACAAAACAACCAAAGCCTAAATCATTTCGTCAAACAAGCCATAGAACACGAACTCGAACGGCAACTTGTGTAACCTCATTCCCCACTACCAAGACCAATAAACCGCTCTAGAGCAACAAGAAAAATCGTTGAATGGGTGGTAGGAAGTAAATTTCCTAATAAGGAAACTTTTTGTATCTTTGTCGAAAAAAGAAAATGAAACAAAATTTTGAGGTAGAGCTTTTGCAAGAAGCGATCGAGTTTTTGGAAAATTTAGAAGAAAAGGCACGAGAGAAAATTTTGTACAACATAAAAAAATCACAAATAACCAACGATAAAGAACTCTTTAAAAAACTAACCGACATTGTATGGGAGTTTAGAACCTTATACAAAGGCAAGTCTTATCGGCTTTTTGCGTTTTGGGATAAAACCAATCCAACCAAAACCTTAGTAATTGCTGCACACGGCATCGTGAAAAAAACACAAAAAACACCGAAAAAAGAAATTGAAAAAACTACACAAATAAGAAACGAATACCACAACTATAAACAGTAAAAAAATGGGAAATAAATTCAAGACCACCTCGATAGACAATCTAATAGATAAACACATCGGAAAAATCGGAACACCAAATCGTGATAATTTTGAAAACGAACTTCGTATTGATGTTTTAGGAGAAAGTATAAAACAGGCTCGCAAAAAACGTAACCTTACACAAGAACAGCTCGGAGATTTAGTCGGCGTGCAAAAAGCTCAAATATCAAAAATAGAAAACAGCATAAAAAACGCAAGACTTGATACTATACTTAAAGTGTTCAGAGCTTTGGACGCAAACGTAAACTTTAATGTAGAACTTCATTAAAAATCATAAGTAATAAGTTGAGATAAAAGAAGGCATGGAAACAATCATAGTAAAACCAAGTAACAAAAAGGAATTTAATTTTTTAAAGGAATTTTTTGAAAAAACAAATACTCCTATTGAGTATAGAGAAGAAAAAACCGAAACGCTGGAAGACAAAGTAATACGTCTTTATCAGGAAAAACACTACACGGAAAAAGATATGGAATGGTTTTTTAGCATACCTAAAAAATATCGTGTCGACCCGTTTGAAATGATAGATGACGGCGATATTTACTGGGCTGACCAGCGTAATATTGACCAAGCCGTAAAAGACGTGAAACAAGCAAGAAAAGATATAGATCAGGGAAAAGGAATTGTTTTAAAGACACAAGAAGAGTTACACGCATATTTTGATAGTTTGTAATATGTATGAAGTTATTATATCTCCGAAAGCCGATTTGGATTTAAAAGCATTAAAAAAATCTGAACCACAAGCATACAAAAAAGCAATATCTTTGATTGGTGAATTAGCCCTACACCCACGAATGGGTCGAGGCAAACCAACGTTAAAAGACACGATTTAGCGGGATTATACGCCCGAAAAATAACTAGTAAACACCGATTAGTCTATTCCATAAACGATAATATATTGACCGTAGAAGTCCTATCTGCAAAAGACCACTACCAAGACCAATAAACCGCTCTATAGCAACAAAAAAACCCACCCTCAGGCTCAAAAGATGGGTTTGGGTGTTGAATTAAATAAGTACTAAACACGTACCGAGCCTATTTTTTGAGCTAAATCCTTAAAGGCAAAATTTAAATTCTCTCTTTCCTCTTGAGAAAAAGTAGCTTGTTTTCCGTTTACCAAATTGCCATTTATCCGTTGATGTAACCACGCACGCGATTTGTTGAAATATTTTTTTGCGATATACGACATGGATACTATTTTGGAAAGCTCCTGCAACTTTTCTTTTATCAAAAACTCATCCGTATTATCGGCTATATCCTTAGCTATGCCAAGCATTGACGTTGCAAATTCATTAGAATCAGCCTCCAACATTTTTTGCATTTCTGCCTTTATGATTTCTTTTTCTTTTTCGGTTTTAGCATCATGAAACCTCCTTCTTAATTTTTCTAATTCCATTTTCATAATCATACTATTTGTTATATCAAGCCTCTCAAAAAGGGCTTTTTTATTTACCTAATTCCTTTAATTGTTCGATAATTCTTTTAATTTGTTTGTCATATTCTTTGATTACTTGAGGTGCTCTTGGTTCTAGTTCTTTATAAAACATAGTCAAATAATCTAAATCTTTTAAAAGTTCTTTTCGTTTTTTTAATTTCTCTCGGCTTGTCATAGTTCCACTCATTTAATTTCAACGCCACAAAGGTAATAAACTTTTGTTTATTACACCAATTTTTGGTACGTTTTTTACCCCCTACCCCATCCGCACGGCTTCCACTTTTGCCCGCCCGCCGTTTTGGTATTCCACTTTGTTGAGCAGGTAATAACTGGCCTCTTGTTTTATATAAATCGGTTTAGTGAAATCCAAATTTACAACATCGGCAATAGATAGAGCCATCGTAAAGCTATGCACTTTACAGCCATTCAAAAGGTTTTTATAACCGCCGTAATTTTTTCCGATTAACTCTTTATACGTCGTATTTACTGGCGAAACCACCGAGGCTTGCGGACCCGATAAACCCGAAGCGTTTTGCGGATTTTTCTCCGATACGATAGCGATTAGACCCGAAAAAGTCCCCTTTTGGGTTTGCACGAAATAAAATCGTCCGTTCAAAGATTTATACGAAAATTCTATTTGTCCGTTGTCTTTTTCAGAAATTTCGGTTTCCCAAATCGGATAAACAGGCGTAACTCTCCCCAGTATAGTAACGTATCGGTTCTCAAAACTATAAAAAACCGACTGAAAAAGCGTCTTTTCCGAAGGTAAATTTTGGTTGTCCACTTGTAAAATTCCATCGCTGAATGATTGGTTTTCCGAGTTGTATTTATGCCGAAAATAATTCCGTTGCCCGTACGAACCATAAAGGTAGGTTTCTTTGTCTCGGCGGATGAATTTATCCGACCAGTCTACGGCATTGTTTCGGTTTAAACGCTCAGCTAACGTATAAAAAGTAACGCTTCGGTTGTCGTTATCGAAAACAGGAGTAAGAGCAAAACGCCGTAAAAAGTCGTTAAAAAAATCCGTTATTCGGATGTTCTTAAATTCTTCGGTAAAGGAAACGGTAGCCGATTTGTTTTTATAAATCGTTACTTGTAAATAAGAAATATTTATATAATCTAACATTTCCATATAATAGCCAGCACCGTAAGGATAATACGGCGGAGCAGAAACCACAAATTCAATAATTTTATTAACATTTAAAATGCCTTCGTAGGTTTTTTGGTTTCCCGAATTTCCGACTACCAACGGATGATTTACATCAAAATTTTGATGTACCGAAAAGTAGTAGGTTTGTCCGTCTTTGTAGTACGCCAAGCCTTTGGCTTCGACTTTTATTCGGTACGAGTTAGTTTCTTTAACGGTTATTTTGCCGTTTTGTTCCGATAAAAATTTTTTGCTGTCAATGGTTGCTATGCTTTTAACATCCCAGCTTTCGATTGTAAAACTTTGTCCTACATAAAAATTGGTTGGATTTTTCTTAAAAAACCCGACGTTTTGGAAGTCATCGGTCGGTTCTTCGATGGCTTTGGGATAGGTAATCCAGCTGTTCAGGTAGTCGGAATTGCTAAAAACAGAACCCCAAAACGTCCAGCCGAAATGCCTGGCTATTTGTTCGATTAGGTGTTTATACCGAGCCGATGGCACCAAATAATCGGCATAAAAATGGTTAAAATCCGTGTGTTTCCGACCGCCGTAGTCGGCTAAAATATAGCGGTAAAACGGGTTGCTATGCGAGTTTCTTATGGTAAGCGGATTTTTTACGTGGTCTATTTTGGATAAATCCACGTCCGACAAATAACTATTTTCTATTTGTTTAAAAAAGTCTATTGCGCCATCTATTATGTTGATTTTATAAAAATCGGAGGTTTCTTTCACCTCGAGCCAGCCGTTTTTGATTAGGTCTATGCCGTTTTCTCTTACCGTTACGGGCGTTTTTTGGTACGGAATTTTGGAGGTCGAGCCAACCAAACCCAAACAATCCAAAATAGCCGTGTTTTCGGGCGTTTTCGGGACGTTAAAGGCGTTCGTATAGGAAGCGTTTACTTTGGCAATGTTAAAAATATCGCTGATTTGCTTGGTGTATTTTATTTTGGTATCGGCGGGAAGTTCCAGCCTCCCGAAAGCCTCCCCAACCCCTCCAAAGGAGGGACTTTTAATAATTAGTTCTATCATATTTTTCAAGTTTCAGGTTTAAAAGCCCCCTTTGGGGGCTTATACCACTTGCGGATTATAATTTATCGGTTGTAGGAAACTTAACTGCATTTCATTTATTTTTTTGTCTTCTATATAATCAAAAGTATTATTGTTGTTTATTATTTGTGTCCATTTCCATCTCGCTTGCGGGTTATAAACATAAATCTCGGGCGATACAAGCAACTCTCGAATGATGTTTATATAACGCCCAGGCACTTTGCTGTGCAGTTCTAAAGTAGTTTCGAGTGTGTTGCCGTAGTCGGTGGTATATCGGTGGTCGGCGTTGTAATAACCGCTGTTCTGGGTTTTGTACTGGATAGTTTGCCCCTCAAAAAGCCAGTAGGAATAACCGCCCAAAGCGTTCAAAAATTTAACATAAACAGGGTTGCAAAGGTGGTTGGGCATTTTTTCTTTTCGTACCGCTGGTATATCGCCGAGCGATCTAAAATAAATGTTATAGCTTTCTCCGATATAATATTCTTCGGCTGGAAACCCGTCCCAGTACGGGATTTTATCGTAATTATGGAGGATTTTTCCTATTGTATGAACAACATCGAAAGTATTATTGAACGAACCCGCACGGAAAAATTGTTTGTGGTTTATTTCTTGGGTTGCTATCGGAAGTTGTGCGGTAAATAGGTATATTCCAAACCGAAAACTAAAGGTTTCTCGAGCGGCATTTTCAATGTAATTTTCTATAATAGGCTGGGTGGTGGCGTACTTGTGTTTGGGTTTTTTGAATAACGCCTTGAGCATCGGCGAAATATTTACGCGTGCTTCTTTGTTTATCGCCGATAGCATAAATGTATGGCTGGCTTGCGAGTGGTTATTGGTGATTTTTATGGAATATCGGCTAATGGGATGGGCGTGAAAAACGCCTGGTCGGAGCCAAACATAAATCGGGTTGTTTATGCAATAGCCGTTGCTGTGTAGTCCTGTTACTTTCATGTCTGCCTCCCTTCCCTCCCAAGGAGGGCTTTTTTATTATTAAATTATCTGATTAAAACAAACAACAAATATAAAAAATCATTTTCAACTTTCAACTTTCCATTCTCAATTAAATAAAATTCTCCATTAAATAAAATTTTGTTTGGTTGAAAGTTGAGAAACGCTTTAGGGTTCACCAAAGCTCCGATAAAAATGCTTTAGCAAATGCTTTAGCGTTCATCGAACACCACTGAAAAACAAACACATTAGTGAGATAATCACGGAATACCGCTGAAAAATAAACACAAAACGAAGTAATGGAAAATGTTTTTTTAGGGTTAAAAAGGAAAAAACAGAAGGATATGTTTGGTGGGTAGTAGAAATATTACTATATTTGCAGTGTTGAATTAAAAGCAGAAAACATGAAATGTAGCGAATTTGTAAGATTGACTAAACGTGCAGGCTGGACTTTAGTAAGTAAAAAAGGAAGCCACGAGAAATATGTAAAAAATGGCGTTATGGTAATAATACCCAATCACGGCTCAAAAGAACTAGACAAAAGATTAGAAAAAACGCTACGAAAACAAATGGGATTGTAAAAATCCTTTTTAAACAATAAAAAACACAAATAAATATGAAAACAATAACAATGGTTTTAGAAGCAACTTCTGATAGTGTTTGGGCTTGTTCTGAAAACGAAGAAGGAATTTACGGTGTTGGTGATACTATCCAAGAATGTAAACAAAGCGTTTTAGAATGTATCGAACTTATGAAACAAAAAGATCCAGGTTGTGAAATCCCCGAGTTCTTAAAAGGCGAATACCAAATCGTTTATAAGTACAACATGGAAAGTCTTTTGCAATACTACAAAGGAATATTTACCAATTCCGCTTTAGAACGTCTAACAGGTATTAACCAAAAACAAATACAACATTACGCCGTTGGATTACACAAACCACGCAAAAAACAAACCGAAAAAATTCAAAATGCCTTGCACGATTTGGGACGTGAACTTTTATCTATTAGACTATAAAAATAATCGCTGTATAATTCTGTTTTAATTCAACACTAAAAACGATTTTTCAGCAACCCAGCTCCGCTTATCTTCAGGCGGAGTTTTTATTTAATGGAAAGTTAAGCGTTGAAAATGGAAAATGATTTTTTGTATTAAAATAAAAAAACATAAAAAAAGTTTGGCGGATAGTATATTTTTTTCTACCTTTGTGGTGTTAAAATAAAATAATCAAAATGAAGTACAGCGAATTTTTTAAACTCATCAAGCAAAAAGGTTGGTATTGCTTTAGACAAGCTAAAGGAAGCCACGAAATTTGGACAAATGGAAAAATAGAAATATCTATTCCAAATCACGGTTCAAAAGAAATGCCAAAAGGCACGGAACGAAAATTTAAAAAGAAGATGGGACTTTAAGTGTCCCTTTAACACAAAAAACATAAAAATGAAAACAATAACCATAATTTTAGAGGCGAGCAAAGATTGTTTCGGTGCGTATTCAGAGGGTGATGAAGGTATTTACGGTGCAGGCGACACCATCGAAGAATGTAAACAATCCGTACAAGATGCAATAGATTCTATAAAAGAATTTATGAGTGAAAGCCAAATCCCCGAGTTCTTAAAAGGCGAATACCAACTTGTTTATAAATACGACACCGAAAGTATTTTAAATTATTACAAAGGAATACTTACCAATTCCGCTTTAGAACGCCTTACAGGTATCAACCAAAAACAACTACACCATTATGCCAGCGGACTGAAAAAACCACGTCTTGAACAACGCAAAAAAATAGAAACCGCTCTACACGATTTGGGTAAAGAACTTTTGTCAATTAAGATTGCCTAAAAAATAAATTTGCTGTAGATTATTTTATTTTAACACTAAAAACGATTTTTCAGCAACCCCACTCCGCTTATTTTTAGGCGGAGTTTTTTTAATGGAAAAATTGAAAATGGAAAATGTTTTTTTAGGGTTAAAAAGGAAAAAACAGAAGGATATGTTTGGTGGGTAATATAATTTTTACTATCTTTGCAGTGTTAAAGTAAATAAAGCAATATGAAATGTAGCGAATTTATAAAGTTAGCAAAAAAGAACAAGTGGCAATTTTTAAGGCACGCCAAAGGAAGCCACGAAATTTGGACAAACGGAAAAATAAAAGTTACTATTCCAAACCATGGATCGAAAGAATTAAAGATGGGAACAGAAATAAAATTACGCAAACAAATGGGATTGTGAAGAATTTAGTTTAACAAAAAAAAACATAAAAATGAAAACAATAACGATAATTTTGGAAGCTGGCAAAGATGGTTTCGGAGCTTATTCAGAAGGAGACGAAGGAATTTACGGAATGGGCGACACTATCGAAGAATGCAAACAATCCGTACAAGATGCAATAGATTCCATAAAAGAATTCTATGAAGAACACGAAATCCCAGAAGTGTTAAAAGGACAATATCAACTCGTTTATAAATACGATACCGAAAGCCTTTTAAACTACTACAAAGGAATATTTACCAATTCCGCTTTAGAACGCCTTACAGGTATTAACCAAAGACAAATGTATCATTACGCCGTTGGAATACGTAAACCAACACAAAAAACAACACAAAAGATAGAAACCGCTTTACACAATTTAGGACGAGAATTATTAACCCTAAAACTCGCTTAAAAAATAAATTTGCAGAGAATTATTTACTTTAACACCAAATGATTTTTCAGCAACCACGCTCCGCTTATTTTTAGGCGGAGTTTTTTTTTATTTTTGCATATAAAACAAATAAACTATTTTTATGAAAACCAAACCCAAAAAACCACACCCGACACGGCTATTCAAAACACCGGAAGAACTATACCACGCCTTTGAACTCTACCAAAAAGACGTTGCCGAAAAACAATCGCAAATATGGGGCAAAACTATCTATATCGGCAAAAACGGAACACCAGTCCAACAACCCCAAAAAGTACCGCTCACCTTTGAGGGCTTCAAAGTTTTTTGCCGTAAAAAATACGGCGAGGTCGAACAATATTTTATCAACCCCAACCGAAACTTTGACGACTTTATTAGTATCTGTCGGGCGATAAAAGACGAAATCCGAGCCGACCAGATAACAGGCGGTATGCTACACTTCTACAACCCGAGCATCACCGCTCGCCTAAACAACCTCACCGACAAAACCGAAACAACTATTAAGGTAGAACAACCGCTCTTTCCGGATTAGTTTTCCGCTCTCAAATCACGATTAAGTTCGTAACTCAAAAAATAATAAAAAAACAGAGCTTTCATCGGTTTAGAAAAATTTATTTTCCGTGGGTTGGATTTGTCTGCAAATAGTAAACTCAAATACGAACTATCTAAAGAAAGTTGTTTAGCTAAGTCTTTGCGTTTGATACCGAACTCATCCATTTTTGCGTAAATCCATTCTTGCGTTATCTCTTTTAAATTAGGAGAATAAACAACAGGAATAATCTTAAAAATTTTGTCGGGAAATATTTTTCTTGCTCTATAGTGTAATTCTTTTTTGTTTAAAATAATTCCATTTATCAGTCGTGCCTGTGTGATTTTAATAAAATTATTTTCAAGCACTTCAATATCAATTCCCATACGTCTGTAATTCTGAATTGACAGTTCTTGTCGGTCGGTAATGTTTGTCAGTTCCATATTTTTTTCATTTAAAAAAGCAAGGGCGAGGGCTAAAAAAGCCCTCTATTTAATTTTTATTTCTTCAAGATTTGTAAGGTCAAAAATTGCAATTTGCTTGTTTATTCTTGCAAATTCTATCGCTTGGTTAATTTCTGATTTTTTAAAAACTTTTACACTATCAAAGTAAAAAAGTCCGTTTTTAATATTCAACCACCCCCCTATAGTTTTTTCATTTTTTAAGGCGTGATTAATCACTTTTTCTAAATTATGCTTTTCAAAGCTGTTTTGTGTTTCTAAAAAGGCTACAGAAAAGCCTATTCTAACAGGTCTAAAGGTTTCTATATTTATAGTGAAACCATAAGGATTTTTTAATGAGTAATCCATAATTCTCTCTATTAAATTTTTCATTTGTAATTGATTTTAAAATGTTCGACAATAATTTCAAAGAACCCTTGCTTGTTATTTACACTGCAAAGATAAATTAAATAATTGTATTATACAACTTTTTAATGTTTTTTTTCCAAAAACGATCGCAATAATCTAAAGACGTTTAAATAATTTATTTTTAATTTTCCTATACACCAAATAGCCAGCCACCAGCAAAATAAGGAGTAGGAATAGTTTTAAAACCGCTGGTGTTTTTCGTTTTTCGACTTGTTTGGTTTGGGTTTTTTGGATTTGTTCTACCTTACTAAAATCGGTTTTTTGGCTTTGGGTTTCGGTGGTTAAAAAATCTTGTTTTTGGGTGTTTTTAGTCTGTTTTTTACTGGAAATTATAGCCACGTTGCCTTTTGCTCGAAAGTCGCCACTATGCGGATTATACAAAACGCTATCGGCTCGGATTTGTAGGACATCTTGAGCGTTTTCGTTTTCAATAGTAAGGGTTTGCCTGTCGGATTTTTCGGAAATTTGCCAAATTGTTTCCTGTTCTAATTCGATTTTTTCGGCGTGTTTTTCGACCGACTTTTTAAACAAACCGCAACCGCTCAAAATCAAAGGTAAAATAAGAATAAAAATCCCCCTTTCGTAAAGTCCCTCCTTTGGAGGGGTTGGGGAGGCTCGGTTTGGGGGCTGTAAAATCCGTTTCATACCGCAAATATACAAACACAGACGAACCACATAACGCATTTAAGTTTTTACACCAACATAATGATGTATAAAATGTAAAGCGTTTTTGCTTTATTCGGAATGATAAAAAACGGCTTTTTAAGGGAGTAGGCTATGAAGTACTTGTACAATAGAAACTTTTTAGTTAACTTTGTGGTATGGAAAAACGATATAGGAAAATCATTACTCACAAACATTATTTTTCAGAGTTCTATGCTGTGCAAAACGCAAAGCTAAAGGAAAAAATAAAATATGTTTTTGAGACAATCGAAACTACAGAAAGTGTACCAAGTAAATTTTTAAAACACATAGAAAACACGCATGGGCTTTACGAAATACGTATCGAATACCAAAGTAATATATATCGTGTATTTTGCTGTTTTGACAAAGGAAAATTAGTAGTACTTTTTAACGCTTTTCAAAAGAAAACGCAAAAAACACCGAAAAAAGAAATTGATTTGGCTATAAAACTGAAAGAAGAATACTTTAACACAAAAAAATAAAACAAAATGGATAGTAATAAAATAGAATTATTAAAAAAAGCAAGAAGTTTTGACGAAATTTTAGAAATAGAATACGGAAAAAGAGGAACGCCAGCACGCGAGGAGTTTCACGAAAAAGCACGCAATTTTGTTATCAGTGAACAACTAAAAGACGCACGCAAACAGGCTAAAATCACCCAAGAGCAACTGGCACAAAAAATAGGCACAAAAAAAACGTACATTTCACGACTGGAAAACGGACGTAGCGACATACAACTATCCACTTTGTACAAAATTTTTGAAAAAGGTCTCGGTAAAAAAGTAAGTATATCTATAAGCTAACCAACTTACATAATTCCGACAAAAATAGTTTTTAGTTATAATTTTCCGTATAAATAAAACTTTCCATTTTTCACTCTCCATTCTTAATTCTCCACTACCAAATCACCTTTACTTTAGGTCGGAGTTGGTTATGGGTTTCTAGATAGCGAATAGCATCTATTCCGTGGTTAAAATCATCTATCGGAACGTTTAGATTATTGCCGAGTCGGTCGGTTTGCCAGCGGTATTTTCGCAGTTCCGAAATCAAATTAAAACTGCGAGCCGTTACGTAAAAAGTGTCGTAATTTTGGAGGATTTGTATCCCGAAAAGCACGCTATCCGTTCCTTTTTTTGCTCCGACTATCGGCAGACCTAAATACGAAAGCTCGGCGATGGACTTCGGCTCGGCACTATCGACTACAATAAAGCGTTTTTTGTCGGTTAACCGCTTGGCAATTTGCGAATTAGTAAGTTGTTTTTCATATACAACTTCGTCATAAATCGGCGTGTTATTTATAATATATTTATCGATTACGGCGGTCGGGTCGTTAGTAAATCCGAAGTCCAAACCCGATAAAACGTATTTCGCCTCCAGCGGAATTTCCTCGATTATTTTCCAGTTGTTGAAAATAACGCCCTCCAAACTGCCCACCTCACCCAGTCCATACACACGCCACCAGTTAGACCAATACGCATTTTTTATATTTCCACTCCGAAATAATAAATTATCCGAAAGAGAACAATCCAAAAAAGCCTTTTGTTTTTTTATCTGTAAATCCTCTAAGGTTTCTTTGGGCAAAGCCTCATTATCGGCGTAAGTCAAAAGCAAAAATTCCGAGTTAGGCTGGGGCAAAATTTCGGTGTGTACCCAAAATTCATTATCGGGATTATAGTCGATATAGGTTTCGAGCGAACGTATCATCAGGGCATCGGCGATAGCGAAATCGATGTGGTTGGCTTCGTTCAAAAAAAGTATATCCCGCTTACCGCTCGACTTGGCTTTTCCCACGCTATCAAAGGACTTGAATTGTATTCGTGATTTGGTTTTGCCGAAAGTATAGGTCAAACTGCTGGCGTTCCAGTTGGGTTCAATCCATCTATTGGTATCGAGCATAATGGTTTTAAAAATATCCATAGCACCTTCTTTTACCGCTGGCAAGGTCTCGGCTACGACCGTAATTTTCAGTCGGTCCGACTTACAAGCACGGTCGATAAGTATCGGAATTACCGCATAGGTTTTACCCGAAGAGGTACCGCCTTGGATTACTTTTATGCGTTTTTCAAGGGCTTTTATTTTGTTGATAGCGGTGGTACGAACAAACATTTTTTAGTTGAAAATTGAGAATTGAAAGTTGAGAATTTTATTTAGTTGAAAATTGAAAGTTGAAAGTTGAAAGTTGAAAGTTTAAAATTTTTATTAAATTAGCTGATTGAAATAAAAAACAAATATAAAAAATCATTTTCAATTTTCAACTTTCAATTTTCAACTAAATAAAATTCTCAACTTTCAATTTTCAATTTTCAACTTTCAATTAAATGAAACACAATTTAAACTATATTCTATCTGTATTGAGTCAAGAGGAGTTTCGGTTGCTGGTAAAAACCGCCAAGCGGCGCAATAATTTATTTGGAAAATCTATTAAAAAGCTGATTTATTATCCGTATAAATTGGTTAAAATGGAGTTGCCCGACTGGTTTTATAACGCCGAATTGGACAAAATAATACAGCGTTTTTTTAAGGTTTCTCCTCAAGAAATCGCCCGAGAACCGCCCGAAAAATTACTTTCTTTTATTCTTTGGATAAAGGACGAACTCGAGGCAATTTATCGGCTTGAAAATCAGTATTGGAGCAGTCCGCCCGATATGGATTTAAGCAATGCGGGTATATCGGAACTCGACCAGTTTGGCGAGCTAAACCTTATCGACAGCCTGGCAGGTGGCGACATTCTAAGGTGGAAAAAAGTTAAAAAATTGCCCTATTATATCGTTTTTGATAAAGTACACAAAAACGCCGTAGAAACGAAAATACAACGTAATTATAACAAGATTTTAACCGACAAACAACGACTAAATAAATAATTGAAAATTATTTTTTATATTTGTTTGTTATTTATAATTACTTATTTAATAATTTTCAATTCTCCACTTTCCACTCTCCATTAACTAAAATTCTCAACTTTCCATTAAATGAATTTTTTGCCCTTTTTCCAACAGCAAATCCAACAATACCACACCGACCAAAAATGCGGTTTCGGTTGGTTTTTTTCCGCTCCACTAACCGATGAAGCCTTACATTTGCAACAAATCCGACCCGACCACCTCCAAAGCCTACACGTGTTCTTCTTACAAGACAAACAGCCCGCTTTTTCCCTACAAAACCAGTACGACCCGAAAACTAATTTTATAACACAAAGCTATTACATCGAAAACTTTAGTTTGTTTTTTTTATTACCCAATAGCTTAGGGGTAAACAACTACAACGAAATAAACGGACACCCGATAACGGAAAGTCGCTCAGCGGATTTGATGAAACTAAAGGATTGTATCACCGCTTTGCAACTCGATTTTTGCGGTTTTTTGGGCTCAAATTATCAAATAACACAATGGAACGGCTATCAAAAAATAAATTTTACTACTAATAATTATATCGGCTATCAAGTGTTTGTTCAATTGAAAGTTGAAAGTTGAAAGTTGAAAATGATTTTTTATATTTGTTTTTTGTTTTAATTAGCTGATTTAATAATTCTCAATTTTCAATTCTCAACTTTCCATTAAATGAAAATCCGAGCCACCCTTGTCGAACTATGGAAACGAGGTATAAAAGCCACGCCGAGCCAAAATAACATCTATTTTAATGGCGAAAACAACCTATACCCCAACGAAATCGAACGGGTTATCAACAACTCGCCGACCGCTTTTCGGTGTGCTAAACTGATGGCGAACTATATCGCTGGCGATTTGACCAGTCAGGACGTTGTAATTAACAAAAAACGTGGGTATAAATTATCCCAAATCATCGCTTTAGCCAGCCGTTCGATTGCCTACCAAAACGGCGTTTTTTTCCATATAGAATACGGCTTTGACCCCGAAACAGCCGAAATAAAACCCGTCTCGCTGGAGGTTTTGGACTATTGCAAATGCCGTTTATCCAAAGAAGATACCCAAGAACAACCAGGCAAAATCTATTATAACGACTACGAAAATACGCAAAGTTTTAACAAAAAAGACGAGCAATGGTATTACCCGTACAACCCCGATAAAGAGGTGGTTTTTGCCCAGATTATGGCCGATTGTGGCGATGAAAATTTGGAAATTACCGATGCCATAAAGCACTATCGCGGGCAGGTTTTTTATTTGAATTTAACCCCCGAATATACCTACGCTTTGCCCTTTGTCGACTCGGTTTTTAACGATGCCGATAGTGAATTTCGTTTTTCTTTATACACCAACTCGCAGTTCAGAAACGGATTTTTGGGCAAAATAATCGTGCAAACGCAGGGCTTAGACGAAAAAGACAACGACAAAATTAAGGAAGACATCGCCTCGTTTTTGGGAGCAGAAAACTCGGGCAACGCCTATGTTTTGCATACCCAAAGCACCGAAAACCTGGATAATATTTTAAAAGTTACCCAGCTAAAACCGCAATTTGACGACAAATTAGTAGAAAAAACCCGAGAAGCGATAAAATCCAACATACTCGGAGCGTTCAATAATATTCCCGAACCGCTAGTCTTAGCTGGCAACGGGGCTTTATTCGGTACCAACTCCGAAACCTACCAACAAATGAAACTTTTTTATTTCGAGCAGACAAAATACGAACGCCAGCAACTACAAAACGCCTTTACTTATTTAGGATTTCCTTATTTAATGGAGAGTGGAGAATTTTATTTAGTTGAAAGTTGAAAGTTGAAAGTTGAAAATTATTTTTTATATTTGTTTTTTATTTCAATTAGCCAATTTAATAATAATTTTCAACTTTCAACTTTCAACTAAATAAAATTCTCCATTTTCAATTAAAAAAAAGTGTTTTTATCTCAAGAAATCATCCGAGAAACGCTGACCGAAGTAGTCGAAAATTTTTTAAAACCTAAGTTTATCGCTTTAGGTATGAATGCTTCGGGCGACTGGTTAAACGCTTTAGAAGTCCGTGTAAACGGCGAAAATTCGGGCGAAATATGGGGTTTGGATTACACTCGTTATTTGGTGAGCGGTAGAAGACCAGGCAAGCGACCGCCGATAGCACCGCTGGTGCGTTGGTTCGGTTATTCGGGCAAACAAGCCCTATCGACCGCCTTTGCCGTAGCGACAAAAATCGCGCAATCGGGGACAAGCTATTACCCCAAGGGAACGGATTTGCTTGAAGTCTTACAATCCAAAGAAATAACCGACTTTATCAACCGAAAAATAGGCGATTACCTCCTTAAAGAGGTACAGCTCGAAATCACAAGAAAACTTTATTTAATGGAAAGTTGAAAGTGGAAAGTTGAAAATGATTTTTTATATTTGTTTGTTGTTTTAATTAGCTAATTTAATAATAATTTTTAATTGAATAAAAATCTTGAAAACAAAAGATATAAAGCCCCTCCTTTGGAGGGGTTGGGGAGGCTTTAAAACCATCGCCAAAAACGGATTTTCGGCTATCCAGATAGGTAAAAAAAACCTTGAAAACCCGACTAAACAAACCGAAAATTTAGCCAAAAAACGCCTCGAAATCTGTAAAAATTGCCCCGATTTTCAGACCGAACCCATTCCGTTCTTACGGATTACCGACCTAAATATACCCGAATTATCCGAAAAATATTGTAAAAATTGCGGTTGTGCTTTGCCCTACAAAACC